CTCCCCTCTGTTAAACTACCCTACCCACGAGATCCGCCCGATTTGATCGCCCTTGGCACGACTCGAATCGGCGGTCCCTTCGATGACAACACCCACAACCGTTTCCTTGCCGTCGGAGAAAGGGATTGCCAGATTCCCCGCGAGCTGTCCGCTGTAAAGCTCAACGACTACCTTTACCCCGTCATCCCGCTCATGTTCGAAGACAATGGGGAATTTCTCCGAGGAGATCTTGCCACCGAAAGACAGAGACCGGCTGGCCTGCTGTGTATACGAATACGACGCCACCACGGTGTCACCCTCAAGAAGGGCGGAACTCCCCTCAACGCGAAGAACCTGCCCATCAAGGGGGTTCACCAGATAATCTGTCGTGATGGTCAGCGCATCGGTCCCATTTGACACCGTGGCGCCAAGGGGATACCCATTGGTGAGCCCGGCGCTGATCGTGATGGTCTTGGCAGAAACCTGGACGGAGGCCACTGTCTTCGTTTCGGTTTTGCCACCACCGGCCAGTGTCACCGAGTCTCCCGCCGTAAATCCCGAGGAGTTCGCCACGTTTACCACGGTATCCCCAGGATTCGCCGCCACAGAGATGACGCTTCCCTTGGACAACGAGAAGCCCGCCGTCAGGACGTTCCGGTGCGTGAGCCCACGCCAAGCCGTAGAACTGATCGCACCCACGTGTTCCGTAGGCACGACAACCGTTCCAGATGCCTCAGATGCTGCCGTGAAACGAGGGAAGAGGACTGCCAGAACGGCAGGGTCCACCTCCAACATGGCGGCAGAGATGGTAGAGGGCTCCTTGATGATGTACTTCTTAATCGTGGCCCGAGGGAACCCAGCTTCGATCTTGTATTCCTCGGTGCCCAGGTCCACTACCACATCCCCGGTCAGCTGCCCCACGTTCATTCCACCGACGTACAGAATGCCGGTGCCCATCAGGATGCTATTCGGGTTGCGTACGTTCGTTCCCATTGCGCACTCTCCTCACATGGATACTGACACGCCTAAACGGATTTCCCATAATGGGACAGCTCCTGTTGGTGTGCCTCTTTCAAGGATGCCGCCGAGGCTCGCATTCCTCACATAATGTGACCTTGCGCGAGGAGCTCTCAGGAGCTCTTCGATGACCGTGCCTGCAAACCTCGCGCAAATAAGCATGGCATTTTCTCCCACCACGGGGAGCCCAATGTCCACCGAAAAGGACACGTCGCCGTGAAGGGTGACTCGCTCTTCGACAACGCCGGAACTCAGGGAAATGGTCCCTCCGGGGACACTGGCGTCCTGGATGGACAGGGAGAATTTCAGTGGGAGCCCGAAGAGGTCCATGGACATGCTGGATGCTGAAGAGTTGTCCAGCGCGTCTAGGAGGAACATGGCAGCACTTTCGAAGGGGACGGCGCTCATCTGTTTTCCCTCACAGCAAAGCTCCCCGCGCTGAAGGATTCCCGAAGGACACGCCGGAAGATCTCTTCCGCCACCTTGCGATCCTCTTCGGTGAACCCCACAAACTCGCGCTGGGGAATGTGTTTCACCGCGCTGCCAAAGTTGTGTGTCCTGGCGTAGGCAATGTCGGATTTGATGAACACAACTCCGCCCTTGGGCTCGAAGCGAATAGACTTCCGAAGCGCCCCGGTCTCCGTGAGGATTTTTGAGCTCTTCTTCCTTGCCCACGTGTACGGGGAAAGGTCGTGCCACCGGTTCCCCCGTGGGTCCGCCTCGGTATCGAAATACTCTTGGATCTTCTTGCCCTTGTAGTTCCCCCATTCGCGCCAGGCAGCCTCCAGGAGCTCTTTGCGCGTCAAGCCTCGCAGGCGGTCTGTCGTTTCCTTGATCCCGCTAGATGAGGTCACCATTTCTCAAACTCCTTGTCCGTGAAAACCTCTTGCGAAGACTTCCATCGGATCTTCCCCTTCGTATCCCCGCCCTTCCCGTCATCAGGCATCCCAGGGATTCGCCCAGACGAAAGGAACGCCATCAACATGCTTTCGGCATCCGCTCGCTTGTCTGCCACGATGTCCTCCTTCTCGGAGAACCGCGCCACGATTCCGAAGGCGGCGAATTTCTGGCAGCACACGCGCAGAGCCTTAGGAATGTCCTCTGGCCTCTGGAACTTGAAGGGAGTTTCGAACGACCCAGCCAGCATTGAATCGATGTAGCACTCCGCCGTTTCGATTTGGGCAAGGACCGCCGTTTCGTACCCAGCACCCCACGCTGTTTGCATCTGTTTCAACACGGGAAGGTACAGCTCGGACTCCACGTCTGACACGGAGCAATACATGGCTCCACCTCAATATGCAAAAATGAGGGGATGCCGAAGCACCCCCTCGAAGTCAATCGGTGGCTATACCACCTTAATGATCATCAACGCCGCACTCTTTTCCAGAACAGGAAGCGGGTTGCTCTGGACATAGAGATGACGGGTCTTGCCGTCCTCGGAGGTTTTCTGCTTCGAGAAAAACCGGCCCATAAAGAGCGGGTTGTCTCCAAGATCGAAGTCCGAGATGGCCCCGTAGTAGAACCGGTACGCCGAGGGAACCGTGATGATCAAGTAGTCGTCAGGAATGTACTTGCCCGTCGATCCTCCATCCGTGTACTCCGCCCCGTAGGACACGATGGTCCCCACGTTGCTCACCGTCAGAAGACGATTCACTCCGTTGTCGCCCACGGTCGGGGAGAAGTTGATCACGGAGCCCTGGGTGGTCTTCAGCCAGTCGCGGATGCTCTTGTTCTTCAGCAGGGCCGTGGCTGCGTTACTGCCGCAGATGAACGTCGTCGGAGAAATCCCATTCAGCCGCACGAACATCTGACTCCACTGGTAGAGCTGCGTGAAGACGTCCGTGGTGTCGGCCGACCACAGCTCTGACGCCGTGAATTTGTTCCCGTTCGGCACGCTGAAGTCGATATCGACTCTGCGCCCCGTGTGCGGGTTGGTGTACTCGATTTTCCCCGTGGACAGCACCCTGGAGATCATCCACTCCACGCGGCGCTCAATGGAGTTCACCAGGTTCTTCTGCTTTCGCTGGACCATGTCCTGGAAGGCGCGAACCACGAGAGAAGCTCCGGCAGCGTTGCCGGTAACCATCATGGCCTGCCCAGCAGAGCGAGCACGATTCACGTCTCGGGCGCTGATAGGCTGATCCAGGAGGATCTGCGGAGGCACCACGGTCTTCGTTTCGATGCTCTCAGAGTAGTTGGCCACCGAAGCGGGGTCTCCAGGGAAACCCATAGGGGCGAGATCATACCGCCCCGTCACGACGTCGAAGAGGACCTCTTCCGTAGGCGACAGGACAGGGGAGTTCGCGTTGGCGAAGAGCTCCGTCAGATATCGAGGATCAGGCTTGATCAGCTCAACGGCAGACGTGAGTACTCGCGGGGTAAACATATCAAGTTCATTCATGCCATATCTCCTCCAAAACAGACACTAGGGCCTAGCCCACGGACACGGTGGCATCGATGCCCCCGGCGTGGAGCAGGGCGGTAATCTGAAGACGCTGGGTGGCGGTAATCGAGGAATCGGAGAGGGGTACCGCCCCCAGCACGAGCTTGGAAGCGTCCACCACGCCCTTGAAGACAGCAACGCCGGAGCCCTTGGTCGCAGCAGTCACAGTCAGATTGGCGTCTTCGGAGAAGACCACCACGGGGAGCGTGGTGGCGTTCGTGATGGCATCAGCCAGCGTCGCCAACGTCAGAGGGATGAAGTCTCCATCCGCCTGTTGTACCAAGATCTCTCCGCGCAAGACCGAAAGATCCGTCCCGCCGCCGCTGTTATCAATCGAGACCACTCGCTCGAAGGTCCCTTGAGGACCACTCAGCACGAGAGGATCAAGAACCGCAGACTGCCCAACCTTCACTACTCGCGGAATTCCCATGCCTACCACCTCTACTTCCCACTAGTGCCGTTCGCCAGGGCAACAATCCCGGCGACCAGCGCGTCTTCGTCCTCGGAGAGCTTCTGCGTCGAGGGCTGTTTTCCCTGCGCGCCCATGGGGACCTTCGGGAAAACGGCAAACACATCGCTCAGGGCCTTCAGCACGTCCACACTGACGGTGCCACCGTCATCGCTCAGAGCCTTCACCTCGGCCATGTCGTTCAGTTCGACGAAGGCCACGAGCCGATCCATCACCACGGGAGGGATGCCACGGCTCTTCCACTCGTCCGCGAAAGCGCGGATTTCTCCACGTCGCTGCTCTCGCTTGAGGGCATTGATCGTCTTGGTGCGGTCCTCCACAGCTCCGCGCAGCTGCGCAGCCTCGTCCGACAGGAGCCGCACCTTTTCGGACTGTTCCTGCGCTACGGCAGACACGTCGGCAAGGGCCTTTTCCTTGGCCGCCATGCCACGCTCAAGCTCTTCAAGCCGGGCCTGAAGGTCAGCAAATTTCTTTTCGTCCATGCTGGTCTTTTCTCCCTCCTGCAACGCTTCCGCGTCGCCGGGTCCATCCGAATACTCCCAAGCGCCGTCCTCCTCGGAGAAACGGAAAACCCCAGCCTTCGGATGGGCTGGGGCATTGGTCAATGCTGCTCCGACAAGGACCGGCCCCACCATTTGGCCAGACCCTTTGTCCATGTAGTCGTCCACAAACTCGGCGCTCATGTGCCGGAAGCGGCCCTTCTTGACGCTCTCCAATGCCTCGTCGTCAAGGGAGAACGTGATCCACAGCCCGTCTCCGCGACTTTGCGCATTGCTAATCACGCCAGGAGAGGGAGCATCCCCGCCGTGTCCGAACTTCACCGGGGGCCTATACCCCTGGGGATAACCTTTGTCGAAGTTATCCGCCATCATTTTTGTTTTTTCCGGAGTAATGGCCACGTGGCCATATCTCCGATCAAAGAACGCCGCGTGGGGTAGGATGCAGTAGGAGATCTGGGGGTCTGGCCCCTCAGAGAACTCAAACCCCCCTTCTCCGCGCAGCTCTCCTTGAAGCGAGTATTTCATGCGCTATCCCTCCTCTTCGTCGTCGTCCTCTTCCGTTGCGAAAACTCCGACGATTCCATACTGCGTGTACAGGCTGGCGGCCTTTTCGTTCAGCTCCTGGCACACCTCCTCCGGAGCCCCTAACTCACGGATCTCGTCTTCCAAGATCAGCTCCCCACGAAGCAAAAGGTCTGCCCACTTGTGGACAGACACAGAGGCTTCTACCAAATTTGCGTGTCGCTGCAACCGAATCACACCCTCCCTCAATCTTTGCTACATATATAGAGACAACGCATCGCGATGCACTGCGCGCGCGGCTTCTACGTAGGAAGCCTTCCCCTGGTCGATGCTTCGGATGCAGGAGTCCACGTAATCGTTGTCCATCGCGGAGGCATCCGCTTCGTACCCTGGGACAATGGCCAGCGTGGATCGGCAGTTAACGTGCAGTGGCGGAGTGATATCGGCAACCCGCTGATCGTCAATGCGGAGAGTTACTCCATCCAAAGACATGCATGTCTCGGTGGTCCTCTCGTCGATGATGGCCTCAAAGCGAACAGCGTCTCCATATCCGTTTCTTGCGGAGCGAGCAGCCCCGAGGATTCGCCCGTACTGGAAAAACCTACGCGCCTCGTTGATGGCGATCATGGCTGGCAGGAGCTTCGTGGAGGAGTCTTTCCGGGGTGCCGCCCTCTCCTCCTCGTCCTCTTCCTCTGCGATCGCATCGTTGGTCGAAAGCCGTTTTTCTGTCCGCGCACGGATCTCCCTTAACGCATTGGCGGCGATGGTCCCAATTCCAAGGGGAATTGCCAGGATCTCCGCTCCGTCGATGTACGCCACAAGGGCCTCCCCCAAGGCGCCAAGGTCCTCTTCCGTTTCCCCTTCGCCTAGGCGCTTGATGCGCGAGAGCCGAGATGGAAGGGCGGCCCCAGCAGAAAGGTCTACCGCCTCGCGACAGAGAGCCCAAAGCCCCTGGGCCACGCTCTCCCGCAGGAGTTGTCGAAGCGCCTGTAGGAAAATCTCGGGGAACACGAAGGGAGCTCCGCGCGGGGTCGTCAACGACCTCTTTGCTGCGAGCTCCCATTCATCGACAATTCCCTTATGCCGGTAAACCTTCCGGGCCAGGCGCTGGATTATCTGTTCCCCGTGCATCACGTGGTTCAGACGTTTTTCCAGCATCGCCTCCTCCATCGGTTTTCTTATGTGGCGTGCCAGTAGGCTCAAGTTTTCCATCCAGCTCTACTCCCCCCTCCTCCTTGCCCTTGCTCTCTCTTCCGAGTCGCGACGGGAGCAGATTCACGCGAAACCCAGGGCCTGTCTCTCCGCTCGCTTTGGGGAAACCCAACTGCTCGCGCATCCATTCGCCATCCTCCTCTGGGAAGAGCACGCCAGAGGAAATGGCAGAGGCAAAGACGCTTGCCATGGCAGAGCGTTCGTCAGGCGTGCGGTTGTCCACGAGAGGGATTACCCCATAGGAATTCTGCTCCCCGAAATTCCACACAATCAAGGGGCGCCAGAGCTGTTCCACCAACTCCTCCGCCAGCTCGGCAGCCATCCACGTACAGGCGTCTGAGAAAATCCCGTAGTGCACGCGCCCGAGACTGTAGGACCCACCGGCCTCGCCCTCAATCAGGAGAGGAGGCAGGAACATGGAGCGGTATATGGAACGGTTCAGGAAGGCGATGGCAGCCTCGAAGGCAGCAGTCCCAGCGCCCCTATCCAGGGTTTCCACAGAGTCAGCTGGGCTCACCACGAGGGAACTCTTTGCCGCGAGGTTTTCGAGGGCTTCCTCCATTTCGTCTGGCGATTCGGTCTTTCCCAAAAGGAGAGGGAGCGTGTACTTCTCAAGGGCAATGGCAAACCACCGGGCAGCGTGTTCCTTGATCCTCCACCACCGATGGCACAGCTTGAGCCGAGACTTCCCGTAGGGGGAGATGCTTGACCCATGACGAAGGACGATGGCCTTGTAGCGTGGAATGTCCACGGTGGTGCCATCCGTGTTCTGTTCGATGGACAACACGTCGATGCTGTTGTCCTCCTTCTTCCCCACCTTGAACTTGCAGCCCTCGGGCCAGTACGGAGACAGGGAGGAGAGGAGCCATCGGCCGCCCTCCTGGGTCAGCGTGAATTCCGTCACGGAGTATCCGAAGGCGATAGAGTAGGAAAGGGCATCACGGATAGCGCGATGGAGTGTCCCATGGATGCGCTCCAGGCAGAGCTTCACGTACTGCGTGATCTCATCGTTCTCGTGCCGATACTCTCCCAAACGGGAGACCACGCTGTACGCCAGGAATTCCAATCCGGGAGATACCGCGTCATCCTCGGCAAGCATTTTTCCATAGTCCGCCACCAGCAGATCTGGATTCTGGATGGCAAATCCTGACGCAAGGACCGCTCCGCCCAACCCGGAATAGACGCAGCCGATGTGTTTTCCAAGCACGTCCGCCGATGGCTTCTCGGGAAGAGCTGCGTTGTTCTTCTTAGCAACAGTTTTCTTTGCCATTGATCTCCCTCACCATAGGCGATGCCCCACACGAGAGCCCAGAGTCATGATGCGCCCGCCGCGCTTCCCGTGGGAAAAAATGGCGTAGCGTAGCGCGTCCATGCAGTGGTCGTGCTCTTTCCGTGGCACATCTCTCCCGTTTTTGGACGCTTTCTCGTCCCAGATATAGGATGCGAACTCCCGAATGGTGTATCGACACGAGGCACTCACGAGGAGCTGGCCAGAGACCAGGAGGGAGGAGACCGCCTGGATTCCTGGGAGAACAGAGTTATCTGCTCCAGCAACCCGAAGAGACCGCCTCTTCAGCTCCGTGATGTATGACAGTGCCGAGGGGTCAACGTAAATCCGCTCCGGAGCAATGCCGAACAGGAAGTCCCACATGTCCTTGCCGTACTCGCTGTCGGTCTTCTGTACCCCTCCGCCTCCGGAGTGGTAGTATTCGCGCACCACGTAGTACTGATCATCCCTGCGTCCCAGCAAGAGGAAGACGCATGGGTTGGTGATGCCGTAGTCCACTCCGACCCAGTACTCATCGCATTCGGGAATGTCTTTCTCCTGGACAACGTGCTTCCCCTCGTCGAACATGGAGTAGACCGTGCCCTCGGCGAGAACCCATTCCCCAAGGATGAACCGGCGATAAAAAAGCCCCGTGTACATGGCCTCCAGAGAGGCAACATACTCGGGGTCAAGCGCTGGATTGTCGTCTAGGACGAAGTGCCATCGGGAAACCACTGGATTCCCTTGCAGGTAGTCCTGATATATGTAGTGATAGGGGCTATCGGGGTTGCACGTCCAGAAGCACTTCGAGTCTTCCATGGAGCAACGCGCCAGGGCCTGGTGGATGAAGGATCGCGGTTGGATTGTCACTTCGTCTGCAAGCCATCCGTTTGCCGTGATTCCTCGGATGCGCGTTTCCGCTCCATCGTCGGTGGCCCCCACGCAGTAACACGTTTTCCCGAAGAGTATTGCTTCTCCGCGAGAGATCTTGAACTGGACCAGCTTGGGACCGAACAGATCGACCAGCGGGGAGATGACGTTTCTCGATATGGTATCCCGCGTCTTTCCCGATATCAGAAAGGGACCTCTGTGCGTTGCAACGAACTCCATCCAGCGCACCATCTGGATGAAGCTCTTTCCGCTCCGGACAGCCCCTTCGGCCACGTTGATTCTGTTCAAGCTGTTGAGAAGAAAGTCTGTCTGCTTGTCGCTGAGCTCAATCTTCGTCATTGGGGTTCGCCGCTAGAGTCTGGGCAAACCGAGCCCGCGATGTCTTGGAAATCTTGACACCTGGCTGCGGTTGCGCCTTTCTCATGGCGGCGATGGCAGCACAAAGACCACCAAGTGCGGACCCTGGCCCATCCTCCGCCTTGAGCTCTAGGCTGTCCTTTCTGCCGTATCTCGTTGGGAACCGACGTTCCAGCCACCAGGCCGAAGCAGTCCAGAGCGCCCCCTTCGGAGCATCCCCCTTCGCTGCCGCGCGGATGTCGCCCAGGGCATCCATTTCGGCAAGAGCTTCGCCCTTCCGCACCTCCTCAAAAAAGCGCACGTAAGGCTCATCTCTGGGGGCGGGAGGGATTCCAAGTTCCTCAAATCGTGTTTTCGCCTGCTCACCCTTGGAGAGCCACCGATACGCCGCGTACGTGGTGATCCCGCAAAAGTTGCAGCATGTATCAAAGAAATTTCGCGCCACCAGGAGAGCGTGGAACTTTTTGGTGATCTCCGGCGTGGGCTTGAGTCCTGACCTTGCCATGTATTACTCCTCTGAATCCTCGCTCTCGTCGTCGGCCGCAGCGCCACCGGAGGGTTGTCCAAAGACGGCCTGTTCGAGAACCTCCTCCAGCAGTGCCGCATAGTCCAAGGGGCTGTTGAGCTCGACATCTCTAATCGCCGCCAACTGATCCATGAGCTCGTAAAGGCGCTCTTCCTGGTCGGCACTCTCGCACGCGAAGCCAGACCAAAAGGGGGTTTCTCCCACGTGAGCCAAAATGTTGCCAACGACCAGAGCCATCCTCGGGGCGTCAAAGTCCAACATCTCTGCGCTCACGATGGCCTTCTGCAACCGATCGAGGGGCTGCATCCTTCCCGCAAGACCGCCCAGGGCGCTAATGGTATTCGCAATGGCTCTTGCTGGGCCAACGATGACGATACTGTCGTGCCCCTCATCCGCCATGGACTCTTCTTCCTCTGCCTCGTCCTCCGCATCTTCAATGGCGCTATTGACGGACTCCGTGACGATGCTCGCCGCTTCCTCAACGGCGGTAAGCACCTCAAGAAGATCTCGATCTTCCCCAGCGTCAATCAGCTCTTTGACCTGCGCCATGACCATATCCGGATCGAACATTTTCAGATGGCGGTCATAGGCAAGGACAAACTCCATGCGCTTCTCTTTTGTATCGATCCAGTCTGCCACGAGACATGGGGCCTGGTCGATTCCCCGCTCAACAAGTTCGTCGTATCGCGTGTTCCCATCCAGGATCGCGAAATTCCCCGCCTCGTCGGGTGCAGAAACGAGGAGCACGCCGACAAACCCGAAGGTCTCCAAAGACGCCTGAAGCCCCTTCTCGTGTTTCTTGGGAAGCGGCTTCTTGGGATTACTGGCGTTTGGAATCAGTTTTTCAAGCGGCAGTATCCGTACGTCAGGAGCCCTTCCTGCCGTTTCTTGGAGCAGTCCCATGGCAGACACCGTCCTCTCTGTTATAGATGCCTAAAAAAGCCGTGGGAGCGAAGGCCCCCACGGCTTGGTGTTTCTTGGAATAGACGATAGCCACACTATGCCGAAGCTTCACCCTTTTTCTTGCGAGGAGCTCTCGGCGTCTTCGGCGTCTTCGGCGTCTTCGGCGTCTCGGCGCCACCCTCTGTAGCCTTTTTCCTAGAGGCCCTAGGCTTTTTGACCGTGGGCGTTGCGGGCGTCTTGACCACACCCGCTGCCTCTTCCGCGCGAGACAAGATGCCATTCTCCTTCACGAAGCGGTTAGCCTTGGCCGTGTATCTCTTGTACTCCTTTGTCTGCCGACGCTGAGCGTTCTGCTCAATGATCGCAAGATCTTCCGCAGAACGTTCGGGCAGCCCCTCCGCCATCTTCGCGCCAAGGTTCCGCTGTGCGCGCCTCGCGTTGTTCCGATCCATCGCAGCTGCTCCGCCACGGGTACGTGCCGCACCGAACTCGCGACGCGCTTGCCGACCCCAATCCACAACGGTCTCCCGGGGAGGATCTTCCCCGTTATTGGCGGCCCGATATTCTTCAGTCCTAGAGGCGATGTTCTTGTCTACGAAATCCTTTCGGACTGCCATGGTCTGGGAAAAGGCTGCCAACGATGATTGACTTCCAAACGGCATTAAATTCACCTCCTTTGCGTAGTAACCGAGTTTCCGGTTTTTTCCAAAAAAGCCCTAAAGAGGCTTTGTTGCTCCTACGCGGCGAACCTCGCATAGTCCTTCGCCGTTGTGAAGAGTGAAACGTCATACTCCTTCTCGTTCCAAAGGCGGGATGGATCGTAGACTCCTACAACGTTGCGCTCGACGTCTTCGATGTAGCACGCGCTGTATTCGTCTGACACGGCTCGGAGGAACCGAGACTCCCAGAGCATGAGGCTGTTCTCCCAGAAGTGATTCCAGAAGTAGCGCAGGATCTCATAGAAGCGGGCCTCGCTGCCCAGCGAATAACGCCACCTTCGGTAGTCGCTATTAACTCGCGCATTGTACGGTATCCAGAATTGGTCAACTTTCAGCACGGGATTTTTTATTTTTTGTTTTTGCATGAAGTTGACAATGTCTGCCCATCGGACAATGATCGAGCGGCGATCCCGCTCCCACTGTTTGCGCAGTGCCCGTTGGATGTCGAAAACGAGACTGAACACCTTGCTATCTTTGCCAAACCACTCAGGGTTTGCCGCCTCTGGATGTTCCGCTGGCCAGCCAAGAGCATCGTTGACGCTCGTGGCCGTGAAGAAATCCATCCCAACCGCCCTGGCTTCGCTCAACCATTCCCTGGCTCTTGACTTCCAGACTCCAGGAGGGACGTTTGCCGAGTTGATGTATTTCCGATACGCAGCAGGGATTGCGGTCTTTTGAGCTTCCGAGAAGTGCAGGAATGCCATCCAGATCCCCTCGGCTCCAGCAGCGTGCAGTGTCTGCACATACTCGCGGATATTGGGGAGCCACTCGGGGAGATAGGGGTTTGGCGCCACCACGACGTGGAATCCCTTGGACGTCAGCTTCTCGACCAGCTTTATCCGTTCGGAGACCAGGGGGGCGCCTGGCTCGATGTGTTTTATGAGATCATCGTCCAAGCCAGGGATTGTGATATAGATGACATGTCGCGAGGGGTCAAGAAGTTCAGAGTATCGCGCGAACTCCTCGTTTTCCACGAGGATCGTGCCCTTGGTCTGCACATACAGGGGAAGGTCCCGCCCTCGCGCCCACTTCAGGAACGCCTCAGACGCGCGATGGATTTTCTCTTCGCGCATAAAAGGATCTGTGGTGTTAGAGAAGCAGATAGGGTATTTTTCCCGAAGGAAGAAGCCCAGGGGGGATTTTTCGTTCTGATAGGCACGCTCAAGGGACTGAATCGCTTTAAGGTGCGTGGGGGTCATGTGGGGGTTTTTGTCCCGCTCATTGTGGGCGATACGATTAAGGTTGGCGAAGCAGTAGAAGCACGCATTCGAACAAAGCCCATAAATGCTTACTTCAATAGGAAACGGCGTGTTCGGGAAAATTCCGTAGAGTTTCGCTGGCTCCCCATTGAAGTCGTACACGGCCACACCACCTATTTC